AGGCTAGAAGTGAACTGCTAGGCAATGCGTATGCGATGCTAATGCCTACTGTTTACACAGAGCCTTTTGGCGGTGCTGGTGTAGAAGGAATGCTAACTGGTACGCCATTGCTTGCATCTGATTTCGGTGCATTTTCTGAAACGATTGAACATGGATTTAATGGCTTTAGATGCAAGACGCTTGGTGATTGGATACATGCAATCGACAATGTAGGTCAGCTGCATAGGCCAAGCATTGCAGAAGATGCTAGAGAAAAATATTCACTTGAGAATGTAGGTGCTCAGATGGATAAAATCTTCAAACAGGTTAATAATCTAAATGAAGAAGGCTGGTATTCGTTAGAACAAACTGATGCTATTTGGAGATAGATATGCCATTGAAGAAAGGTTCATCACAGAAGACTATTTCTAAGAACATTGCGACTGAAGTTAAAGCCGGTAAGCCAGTCAAACAGGCTACCGCGATTGCTTACTCAAAAGCTAGAGAGTCTAAGTCTGGATGCTGCAAGAAAAAGTAAGAACTGATCTTGTCCCTATTGGCATACAGCGCATAGAGACATTGCGTCAAGTCATGGAGGAGTCTTGTAAGCGCGGATTGATGCAAGAATACGAACCGCCAGTAGATCATTTGTTTTGCAAAGGATTGTATGCAAGACGTAATTACGTCCCTGCTGGCGTAACGGTGATTACAAAAGTCCATGCAAAAGAGCACGTTTGTATTGTCTTATTTGGTAAGTGCCATGTTTATAACGAACATGGTAAAAAGAGTATAATTACTGGGCCTGATATGTTTATCACTAAGCCTGGTACGCAAAGAGCAATCTACTGTGAAACCGATACTAGTTGGATAAACGTACATTGTTCCGACACTGACTCAGTTGATGAGATTGAGGAACAGATATTCACTGAAACGTATGATGAATATCAGAAACGCATTGAACTTTTAGAGGTATAGCTATGGCTGGAGTAGCATTAGGCGCGGCAGCAATAGGCGCAGCAGGATCAATGGCTGGTGCTGGCATATCAGCTGGTGCAAGTAGCGCGGCAAACGCAGCAAATCAAAAAATGATGCGAGACATTTGGGCTGGATCTTATAAAGATATGCAGCCGTATCGCAGACTTGGCAGGGAAGGCGCTCAACAGTATCGCCAAATGTTGCCTCAGTTTTTACAGCAATCTCAGTATCAGGAATTCACTCCTGAGATGTATGCACAATCGCCATTGTATACGCCAATGGTGCGTAACTTGGCTGAGTTGCAAGCTACTCCAGGTTATCAGTTTCAGCTACAGCAAGGTCAGAAAGAACTAGCACAGTCAGCAGCGGCGCGTGGTGGATTGCTTTCTGGCGCTCAATTGCAAGCAGCGCAGGGGTTTGGACAGAAACAAGCGGCTACTGGATTTCAGTCTGCATGGGAAAGAGCGCAGCAAGCGTACATGAATGCGTTCAATGCAAACACTACTGGACAAAAGATGCGTATGGCTGGAGTCGCACAGCAATCCGGTATGCTAGGTGATATTACTAAGCTAGGTTACACGGCTGCACAGGCTCCTTGGGCTCTTGCACAGGGTATTGCGCCAAGCGCCATGCAATCAAACACTAGCGCAGGCAATCAGCAAGGCAATATGTGGGGAACTATGGGATCAACGCTTGGCAATTTTGGTGGGTTTGCAGCCAACCAATTTGGCAACACTGCGCCAATATCCTCATACGATCAATTAGGTACTTACGGCGGAAAGCCAATCGTTCTTTAAAGGTAAATATCATGGCTGATCCAGAAGTTTGGCGAGCATTAATAGAAACTGGCAATCCTTATGTGCAGCAGGAGCGTCAGCAGAAAGGTCTGATGGGCATGATGTTGCTACAGGAAAAGCAGCGAGAGATGGAGGATACGCAAAAATTGCGCGATCTGTACTCATCTGGGCGCAATGTTTCTCCGCAGGATGTCATGGCTATTAGCCCTGATCTTGGAATTAAGCTACAGCAAGCTGGTAATCAGTCTTATCTTCAGCAGCTTCAAGCACAAGAACTGATGAATAAGCAGAATGAATATCAGTCAAAAGTGTACGCGCAGCACATGTCACCTATTGCACAAGATTATTTTGATGATCTTAAAAAAGGTATGCCAGAGCAACAGGCTGAATATAAATTCAGATCATCTGTTGGAAAAGCGCAATCTGATATTGAACAACGCTTTGGAATAAAGCCACAGGCTGATTTCACTCAGTTTTCTCCAATGCAAATTGCTCAGAGAGCGCATTCGCTTGGTGTAGATATTCCGCACCTTAAAGAGCTTGAGGAGCAACAGAAAAGTCAGCTTGCTATTCAGCAAAGACAGACTCCGACTTATGAGGATATCAGTCCAAAACCAATCTGGGATTCTTCACGCGGTCAGTTCATTAATCAGCCTTCTAGACAAATGCCTGATTTTTCTGGGGCAAGCGCGACCGAACTTAATGCGCTAGAAGCATCATTGAAAGGGATGCCTGAAAGCCCGGAGAAAGAAGGATTAAAGCGTTTCTTGGCTGAAAAGAAAGGTATGCCAATGGCGCAGACTCCTGCTGGATTGACTCCAATGGAAGAAGTCAAAAGCAAAGAAGCTGAAGCCTCTCGCGCTGGACAATTAAAAGCAGAAAAAGAAGCAACGATTGCTCAGAGAGAAGAAATTCTTTCCAGCATTCCAAAGCGCGAAGACATTGAAAAGTTAATTGATAAATCAATTGCGTCTGGAGTTGAGCAGCAAGTTAAAGGCAAATTAGCTCCTATGGTTGGAGCAAGCTCTGAGGCGCTTGAAGCGACAAAACAGCTTGATGTCATTGCTCCTCAGTTGAAAAGCATTACTAAGAGTCTTGCAGGCGCAGGCGCTATTTCTGACTTTGAGCAAAAGATGATGGCGGATGCGGCTGGCGCAATTGCCGACCCTAATGTTCCTGCTGATGCTAGAAAGGCAGCTTTTCGCACGTTTATGGACATTATGGAAAAAGCTAACAAATCTAGTCCTAAAAAAGCAGATGGTTTACAGGTTGGGCATGAAGAAGGCGGATACAGATTTAAAGGCGGCAATCCTGCTGACAAGTCTAGCTGGGAGAAAATGTAATGCCTAATCCTTGGGAAAAATATACAACTGAAGAATCCGGGCCATGGTCAAAATATGGCAAAACTGAACTTCCATCATCTGTCGGAACTGCTGAAAGATTCTTAAAAGGCGCATCTGCTCAAGGCTATAAAGGCATGATGGGCATTAAACGCGCATTTACTGATCTGTCTCCAGAAGAGGTACAAGCACTTGCTGGTCAAGCTGAATGGGTTAAACAAGCTGGTATGCCAGCGCAAGTTGGGCAAATTGCATCAGAAGCAGCAATGCTATCGCCAAGCCTTGCAATGCCTGGTGCTGGAGTGCTTCCTGCGCTACAACGCGCTTATACATCAGGTAGCTTATCTTCGTTATTTGAACCTGGCGGAACGTATGAGCGGGAGAAGTCAGGCGCTCTTGGTGCTGTCGGCTCTCTTGTTGGTGAAGCTATTCCTTATGCCGCTGGAACCATCACTAGAGCAATTGAGCCACTGACTGAAGGCGGCAAGCAGAATATTATTGCTAGGTCTTTGCAGCGTGTTGTTGGAGAGAATGCACCAAGCGTAGCCAGTCAGCTTGAAACAACTCGATCTGGTGTGCCTGGAGTGCAATACACGGCATCTGAGGCTGCACCGCAATCTGGCGGATTAGCAGCTATGCAGCGCTGGGCTGAACAAGCTAATCCTGAGTCTTATTTCCAAAGACGCGCAGAGAATGTTGGCGCTAGACGCATGGCATTACAGGATATTGCAGGATCTGAGGCACAAAAAGCTGCGGCACTTGGAATGCGTGAATCTGTCACTAAGCCAATGTATGAAGAAGCTATGCAGATGAGTGTGCCAGTAGATGAGTCATTGCGTGAATTGTTTAAGCGCCCCAGTATGCGTAATGCGCTTACGCAAGCTCAGACTATTGCAGCAGAGCAAGGTACGCCAATTCCCGCTGATCTAATTAAGGCAATTGAATCTGGCGAAGTTCCTGCTGAAATTTCAGGCCAAGGATTGCACTGGCTGAAGATTGGACTTGATTCATTGCGTGATGAGGCCAAAACGTCACTTAGCAAAGCACAACAGAATGCACTCAAGGGCACTGTAAACGCTTTTGAAGAATGGCGCGGTCAGAATATTCCTAAGTATGCAGAGGCACAAGAGACGTTTAGAAACTTATCGAAGCCTATTTCGCGTATGGATGTAGGTCAGTCTCTTTATGAAAAGCTGGCTCCTGCATTGTCTGACTTTGGTCCTGTTACTAGAGAAAGGGCTGAATCATTTGCTGGTGCATTGCGAGATGCTGATATTACTGCACAGAGAGCTACCGGATTTAAAGGAGCTAGATTTGCAGACATTATGAAGCCAAGCGATCAAGAAACTTATTCTGCAATTGCATCTGATCTTTCTAGGCAAGCTGAGTCTGCTGGTGCAGGACGCGGTATAGGATCAAATACTTTCCAGAATCTTGCAATGCAAAGTCTTGCAGAACGTGCTGGCTTTCCTGGTACTTTGATTGGCAAAGTCACTCATCTGCCTGGTATTGACTACGCTTACACTCGCGCTGAACAAGCAATGCAGAGAGAGCTTGCGGATATTCTGCTTGATCCTAAAAAGGCCGCTAAAATGCTTCGTAGACAGCCGGGAACCTTATTGCGTTTGCTTGAAGCAGATTATGCACATGCTCCAGGTAGCGTTGCAGGCGCAGCTATTGGCTCATCATTGAACAGGTAAAAACACATGTCCAACGCATATCTCTCTCCGATACTCAATGACGCTCAATTCAATGATGACGGAACTTTTCTTGCTGGCGGTCTAATCTGGTTTTATCAAGCCGGTACGTCTACTCCGATTCTTGCATATACAGGACCAGACGCAGCGACTGCATGGACTAACCCGATTGTTCTTGACCAGCGTGGTGAGACTGGCGGAGAAATCTGGCTGGCTGCAAACAGTCCTTACAAGATGGTTGTTGAAGGACCGCCTGAATATGGACAAGCGCATGGTGTTGTTATCTCTAATTTTGACAACATTTCCGGCGTAAATGATCCCGGCACTTCAACAATTCAAAACTGGATTGCTTTCTCTGGAACGCCTACTTATACGTCAACGACAACATTTACTGTTGCCAGCGATGCAAGGACTGTTTTTCTTAAATCAAGAAGACTGAAGACAACTAACAGCGGAGGCACTGTTTACTCTACTGTTATTTCATCAGTTTATTCCTCTGGAATTACAACAATTACTGTTGCAAATGACTATGGACAATATCTTGATGGCGGATTGTCTGCTGTCTTTTATGGCTTTATAGAAACTGGTTCAGTTTCATCCATTCCTGTATCTGTGAACGCAGGATCATCTGCTGGCGGATCTCAATACCAAATGTGGATGGACTATAACGGTTCAAATCTACAATGGTCTGCTGACTCAGGATCTTTAAGTTCAACTTGGCCAATTATTGCAACAAAAGCGCTTGCTGCATCTGGATACACTTTTTCTACATTGCCTGCTCCTACTGGTGCTGAAGCAAAAGTTATAGCCGCTTGTGATGGCTTTAATGATGTTTATTTATACAATAAATCTGCTGACTGGGGTCTTTGGTCAGACACTGGCGGAAATGCTGTTACATATAATAGGTCCACTGGAAAGTTTGGTTTTGGCGGTTTTACATTGCCAAGTCCAGCGACAAGCAAATACATACAGCTTCCTAATGGACTTATCATTCAGTTTGGACAAGGAACGGCTTCGTCTAGCGGAACTAGTGTTTCTTTTCCAACAGCATTCCCTACAATTTGTGTGTCTGTTGTCACTAACGCTATTGTTAATCCAGCAGTTACTACTTCAGTAAATAGCCTTGCACTATCAAACTTTACGGCATTTTGTGCATCAACTAATCCAGTAACTTATATTGCATTTGGGTATTAAAAATGCGCTATTCAGCAACAACAAATGGCTTTTATGCTAGTGATATCAAATATAACAATCTTCCAAATGATTGCGTTGAAATCAGCGAGGCTGATTATTTGCTTTTGATGGAAGGACAAGCTAATGGATATCAGATTGTTCCTGATCCTGATAAACCTGGTTATCCAAAATTAGTCCCAGTCGCATGAGCTTTCAACTGTCTGAAAAGTCTTTAAGGCGTTTGGATGGGGTGAATCCTAAATTAGTTGCTGTTGTCAAACGTGCAATAGAAATTACGCTAGTAGACTTTGTTGTGATCGAAGGATTACGAACTAAAGCGCGTCAGGCTTATCTGCTAGATGCTGGCAAATCGCGCACAATGAACAGCTATCATTTGACTGGTCATGCTGTAGATATAGCGCCAATCATTGATGGCAAAGTATCCTGGGACTGGAAGTATTTTCATCCTTTGGCGGATGCGATGAAACAAGCAGCGGAAGAACTCAATGTACAAATTACTTGGGGCGGTAGCTGGAAAACTTTTCCAGACGGCCCTCACTTCCAAATTCCAAGAGACACTAAAGGATAAGTCAATGAATACTTTGCTGGCTTTTTTGATTAAGCAGCTTGCTGATCTAACGCTTGGTTCAGATGTTTTTGTTCGCATTGTTGGATCTGTAGAGCGCTGGGCGGATAAAGAAATATCTGGCGCAGAAAAGCGCACTGGCGTATTAGATGAGCTTGAGGTGATTGGTTTAAAGCTGACTAAATCACTTGCAAACTTTGGCGTAGAACTTGCGGTACAATACATACGCACTAAGACCTAGGAGATAGCAATGAGTGGAAAGTTTGGAATTGCACTTAACGAACCATCAACTTGGCGCGGAATCTGTTATCTGCTTATTGCTCTTGGAATTCAGATATCTCCTGAGCTACAAGGCGCAATTGTTACTGCTGGCTTATCTGTTGCAGCAGCTATCGGAATTTTTGTTAAGGACAAAGCCAGTGAATCATGACGATGAATCACTGAAAGTCATTGACACTAGCAATGGACTGACTAAAGAAGAGTTGCAAGAGCTAAAGAAATTGGCCGCTATGTCTAAGACGGCCAAGATCATTTTTAGTGTTGTTTTTTCTATTATGATGTTTGTTGGTGTAGATCATCTACTCGAATGGTTTAAGCATTCTAAGGCTTGAGTCAAATGGCTGTATTGGCTCTATTGCTGGTGTGGCTGGTAATTGCGACTCTAATTGTCTGGAAGGCTGCTGATTAATCGTATCAATCTGCATTTGATTGCCATAGCGATAGACGATTGTGCCATCTGAGCATTGCGTGACAGTGCCATAGTTATAGCATGTGACGATTGGCGCTAAGGCTAAGATTAGTGCGTTCATAGTTTGTCTCCTCTACAGCGTGATTGTAGGTCTATTAGGTCTGGCCAGTATTGTTCCCACGGCTCCGCGTTCTCCGCCTTCATAGTCGGCTTGAACCCACCGGGGTAGCTAGAAAGCATGGCCGCGTCCTTAAGCTGATATAGGCACTGCAGGTAACTCTTAGCCTTCCATATCTCGTCGTTAATATGTTTTATCTCAGCCTCTTGGTGCTGTCGCCATTCTTCAAAGAGTTTTTCATTCATCATCCCCTCCTATCCCGTGATGCTTTTCTGCGAAACGGATGCCATCCCAAAAATCAGCTACATGATTTTTTTCTCCGAAATGGATTTGATACGCTTTGCTTATCTCCTCCTCCGTCATCGGCTTCCTAATGGCTGGCTCGGGTCTGGTGTATAGAGGTAGCAGTTTCATTTCTTCAGGACTTACGCCTTTGTACTCAGCATATTCAGGCGCTTTAGCCCACATCAAAACACCATGGTACGGGTCCATGTACGCCACAGGCTCATCTATTTCTGGTTCGGCGGCGAGAAGTTCCTTAACCCTTTCCGCTTCACGTTCAAAAAATTCTTTACAGGCTTTCATGCTTCCACCAAGACCCTCGACATAGCGTTCGCTCAGGGCATCGTATTGTTCCTCGGCGGCGAGGAAAGTGCGGATGTCATCTTTCAATCTCGAGATAACCCCCGGAAAATCTCCATCCAAAGCATCAAGCGCACGGCTCAGCAGTTCGGTTGCGGTACTCATGGTTTACCTCGTGTATTTCTCAATAGCCGCATCAGCCAATTCCCATGCTGATTTGCTCATCTTCCAAGCAAGAACGAAAGGCATAAAGATTGCCGTCAAGACAACTATGAACGGCGTAAATAGGTAGATAAAAAATTGCCTGCGCTTAGTCATCCTGCTCATTCTTCCTCCAACGCTTTCAGCGCGGCGAGTGCCATTGTTTGCTCTTCCTTACTCCATAGATTTCCGTCAGCGTCCAAGTGCTTCACGCACATTTTCAACGCCTCAACCAAACCTTTAACAAGATCGGCACGGATGTAGGGAATGTCCCCATCAAATTGATACAGAAATTCTGCAAACGAATCATCTTCTGCTAACCAAATCTTCTTCGGTGCTTCCATCATTCAATTCCAAAAATAATTTTTGCTTTTTGTATCATTAGATACATGTCACGATAAAAAACGTATGAAGTGTGTTGCTCCATGTTTTTTATAAATTTTTCAACTTCTTGCTTCGTCATACTCCATGCTCCTCCCAGGTTCTAAAGCTAGCGCATTCGGTTGCACAGCTTAATTGTTTAAAACACATATCACAAGGCGGCTGAGTCTCTTCATACGTTTGCATCTCTCTAGCCTCTCTAGCGCGTCTGTTGATCAACGTATTTGCTTTTGCTCTGCATGCTTTGCATCTAGCTTCCTGATACGGCTTTTTGACTCCTTTGTATCGCCAGCCAAATGCGTCTAATGGCTTAGATACGTTACATGCAGTGCAAGTCTTCATTTAAGCCAACTGACAGCCGTGTACTGGGTGCATGTCGCTTCAATTCCTTTAGTGCTGGTCTGTGTACAGTTAAAATGTTTTTCGTCAATCTCAACAGTCTTAGGGCCGACAAACGCCATGTAGATTAAAGTCAGTGTCAGGATGACACATGCACAGCCTAGAACATATTCTTTGATCTTCTTCATGTCTTACTCCTCAATGTAACTTACGTCAGTCTTATAAAATGTTTGCACTAGATCACGTTCATGGAATCTATCTGTGCTGTCTAGTTCATATGCCAGTTCTTTTAATGCTTCTCTGCGGCCCTGGAGACGTGCTTGCTTGATGTTCAGCGACGAAGCCATGTAGCCAAACTCAACGTCAGCTTTGTTCATTCTAATCTTGCTGCTTTCTGACAAGCCAAGCCAGAAGTCATTGAACGTGCGGAATATGCCCATTGTTATTCTCCTTTCC